GCCATACTCCACCGCCGCTTCCATTGAAGCCAGCGATGGCGGCGCAAACTGGCCGGCGCTCGCCAATGCCTCCAGCGCGCCGTTCCCGTCGCGGGTCGGGATCACGGAGCAGACGGCCGCGCCGTGGACGAAGGGCTTGGGTTGTTATTACAACAAACTTATCGTCGCCACCACTACCGAGCAACTGATCGAGCGCGGCCACCTTTCACCGTTCAAGGCATTCGCGCCATCGCATCCTGACCTCAAAGGTGTGCGCACGGTCGCCGGTGACTTTCACGAAGGCGATCTGTCGGGCGCTATGCAGCGCGGTGCGCTCACCGCCGACATCGTCGATACCTGGCTGCGCCTGGGCGAGAACCGCTCCACCTTCTGCTTCGCCGTCGACCGCTCCCATGCCAGGCACCTGCAGGAACAGTTTGCGGCGCGCGGCGTGCCGTGCGGATACCTAGACGGATTCACTCCAAAGGACGACGGCGAAGCCAGGGACGGCGAGTTCATCGAGGGGCGCAAGACCATCAAGGAAAAATTCGACTCCGGTGAATATCGCGTCGTCTGCAATGTCGGTGTGCTCACCACCGGGATCGACTGGGACGTGCGCTGTATAATCATGGCGAGGCCGACCAAGTCGGAGATTTTGTTTACCCAAATCATAGGTCGTGGCCTGCGCACAGCAGAAGGCAAGGACTACTGTCTGATCCTCGACCATTCCGACAACCACATTCGCCTAGGCTACGTTACTGATATTCAGCACGAGGTGCTTGATAAAGGAAAAAAAGAGGAGAAGGCGGAAAAGGGCGACGCCGAACCGATCGCGCTGCCGAAGGAGTGCGTGCAGTGCCACTATCTGAAGCCGCCCAAGATGGCGAAGTGCCCGAATTGCGGCTTTGTCGCCAAACCTATCAGCTCAACTAGAACAGAGCCAGGCGAGCTCTCCGAACTGATCCGCAAGAAGGATAAGGCTGCCGATAAGTTCACCAAGCCAGAAGCATTCGGCATGCTCAAGGCGGTGGCGAAAACCAAGGGCCACAAGGATGGTTGGGCCGCGCACAAATTCCGCGAACTGTTCGGGGTATGGCCGAATCATTACAAAGACGCTCAGCCGATCGAGCCTTCGCCAGACATGCTGAATTGGTTGAAATCGCGGCAGATCGCATGGGCGCACTCGAAAAAGAATCGGCCGCCGCCGTCATCGCCGCAATCTTGGCGCGCGGAAGATGTATTGAACTCCGACGAATATCTCAAACTAAAAGGCTCGATTGATGCCGCATTCAAGAATGGTGTTGCCGCATCGCCGCAATATCGACGAGCCGCGCGCGAGGGCGACCATGAGTCGCCAGCTCAGTTAGACAGTTTGAGCTCGAAATATTCGTCAGAAAAATGGTGGCGTTAGCAAATGCAGCATGAGCCATTCAATGAGAGCGAAGCCAAGGGCCGCTGGTTCGACATTCTGGCGCAGCTTGGTATTCCAGAGCGCTTCCTCACAAAAAAGAACGGGCCGTGCCCGCTGTGTGGTGGGAAGGATAGATTTCGCTGGTCGAATATGGACGACAACGGAACCTATTTTTGCTCCGGGTGTGGTCCCGGTGGGGGCGCCCAGCTAGCCATGAAATTCAAGGGAATGTCATTCATCGAATTTAAGGATGCTGTGCGTCCTATCCTCGGAACCGCCAAGGTGCGCGAGACAAAGAAGGCCGATGAGGCTGAACTGCGTCGGCAACGTCGTGATCTTTGGTTGTCCGGGAATTCAATAACGGAATCCGATCCTGTTGGTATCTATCTGACGTCACGTCTCGGGCACCCAATCGAATCGAGCGAATTGCGCTGCGTGTTGACTGACGATGGAGCGACCATGCTGGCGCGCGTGCAATCTGAGAATGGAAAACGGGTCGAGACCCTGCACCGCACTTTTCTAACTCAGGAAGGGAAAAAGATTGATGGCGTCGCGCGCAAAATGATGCCTGGGGCGGTCAATAAAGGTGGCGCTGTGCGGTTGATGCCGCCAGTTGACGGCGCCGTTGGGGTCGCCGAGGGCGTCGAGACGGCGCTGTCGGCGCATATTCTTTTCGGCGTTCCGGTGTGGGCGGTGCTCGGCGATAGTTTCCTAAGAGCATGGAATCCGCCGGCGGAGGTCAGCAAGGTAATTATTTTTGCCGATAATGACGCCGGTCACGCTGGCCAAGCCGCCGCCCATGAATGCGCTCGACGCTGCTTTTCTACTGGCAAATCTGTTGAAGTTAGAATACCTGATGGAATTGGAAGCGACTGGAATGACGTTTTGAGGCAGCTAAATGACAGCAAGTAGTCCAGAATATTTTAAGGCATATAGAGAAAGTAACAAAGACAGAATTAAAGAGAACAAGAGAATATGGCACGCTAAAAACAAGCGTCGGCTTGCGATGAAAAGGAAGGCCAGATATGCCGCCGATCCAGATCCATCGCTGGCCCAGGCGAAGAAATGGAGACTAGAAAATCCGGAACGTGCGCGGGCCAATCGCATACGCTGGGTAGCAAACAATAAGGAGCGAGTTAATTTTTTATCTCGCAAATGGACCAAGGAGCATCCGGAGCAAAGGCGATATATTCAGAGATCGTGGTCAAAGCGCAATCCGAGGCATCTCAAGGAATGGAAAATGCGGAATCCACGTCGGAGCAAGTCTATTCAGCTCAAACATAAATACGGTATTTCTGTCGAGGACTTTGACGCTCTCATGGCTGGACAGGGCGGATGTTGCGCAATCTGCAAAGAAAGCAAGAAGAGGCTAGGCGTTGACCACAATCACTCAACCGGTGCCATCCGCGGCTTGCTGTGCCACTCATGCAACGTCGCGATCGGGCTTCTGCATGAAAACGTCAATGCGCTGCAACGCGCTTCTAAATATCTTGAAAGGTCCCTACCAAATGTCAATTACGCCGAGGAGACGGCCCAACGCCGAGTACAGGTCGAGGGAATTTCTGACTGAGCAGGAGGTGGATGGTCTGGTAAGGGTTGCCAGAAAAAACCGCTGGGGCCATCGCGATAGCACAATGATCCTGGTCGCCTTCCGGCACGGCTTGCGGGTGTCCGAGTTGATTGACATGCGCTGGGATCAAGTAGATTTCTGCACCGCGACCCTGCACGTCCGCCGCGTAAAACAGGGTGTGTCTGGCGATCACTCGATAGATGCGGATGAGTTTCGTGCCCTGCGACGGCTGCGGCGCGAGCAGGAACCCAAGTCGCCTTTCGTGTTCACCAGCGAGCTCGGGAC